ATACAAGGTTTACCAAATCCTATTTTTTCTTTTGCTTTTCTTGCTGTAATAATTGCATCTACAGATCTTGATACATTACCTTCATAACCTAAATTTAAACTTTTACCAATTGCATATCCTGGCATTATTGATTACCTCCCTTTGGTGCATTAGCATTAAATTTTGAATATATACTATCTCCAATCTCTTGTACATTTGAATTTGTTCTGGCATCATTATTCATTCTTTGTTTTGCAGAATTTCTCTTTGTATTCATAATTTTTGAATATCCATCTACATTTTTTTTCTTCTTTTGCTTGGTTCCTAAGAATTGTTTTTTAAGTGAATCGCATGCCTTTTTTCTTTGTACTGGATCTTTGATTTGTGCAATTACTGGC